AGAGGTCATAGGTGTAGTCCTCGATGGTGATGTAGTTCGGTTGAAAGGAGAGTGGGTCCACGATGTCCATGGAGTAGCTCGGTTGCATGAATGTCGGGGCGCCGTACTGCTCCTCGTAGAAGGTCTCGACGTGGTTCTCATAGACGTGGCAGTCGCCAAGGCACCACTTCATGCGACCTGGCTCGAGGTTCACGGCAACCGCTATCTGGGCCAGCAGCGCCGCGTAGAGCGCGATGTCGGAAGGCAGCCCCAGAATCAGGTCCACCGATCGCATGTAGATCAAGCAGTCCAGCTGACCCTCGTTGGTCACGTAGAACTGTGCCATCAAGTGGCAAGGCGGTAAGCAGCTTTCCGCGCCGGGGTTGAACGAGGTGACGATGTGCCTGCGACCATGCGGGTCATTTTGCAGCCCCTTCATGAGTTCGAAGATCTGGTTCAGGCCTGTGCCGTTCCAGTTCACCCACTGGTAACCGTAGACCTGGCCGATGCTCATCTTCTCGAGCTCGAGACCCTCGTTAGGGGGCCATGCTTTCGCGTTCATGTCCCAGTAGTTGCAACCCCATCGCTTGAAGTCGCCGATCTTGGTCGCCCCCCTCACGAAGGCAGCCAGTTCGCCAAAGACGCCGGCATAGCGGATCTGGCGTGTCGTAAGCAGCGGGAACTCGTCATAGAGCAAGTTGTTGACCTCGAAGGTCTGTCCGAACAGCGCCCTTGTGGGGCCTGATCTGGTCTGGCGCTTCTCGCCTGTCTGGCAGACGGTGTCCACCAGCTTGCGGTAGTTGTAGTCAAGTCCCATTGCGCTTCTCCTTGTCCATGTGGTCCAACCAAAAAACTGCGTAGTTGATCAGGTCCTTGAGGGTATCCTCCATGGACTCGAAGTTCGGGTTCGTGCCCTGCTGGGCAAGAGACCCCAGCCGCATGGTCTTGACATGCAGCATCTGGTGGTAGCTCAGCGCGCCATGTGGGAAGTAAGAACCGAGACCCAACAGCTTGTTGCCGTAGTCTTCATGCTTCTTCACCACGATGGCCATCGCTGGCTCAATCAACTGTAAATACCTGGCCCTGTCCATCTTAGTCTCCAAGTGGATAAGGAGCCCGAAGGCCCCTTATTGTTGATGGTCGTTGAGAGCTTAGCCGACGTTGGGGTCGGCGAGCACGGTGCCGGCGTCGGTCGTTGCCAGGGCTTCAGCTTGTGCGGCAGCAGCCTTGTTCGCGGCTTCCACGGCAGCCTGCGCGGCAGCGGCAGCGGCAACAGCAGCCGCGGCGTCGGCCTGGGTCTTGGCCAGTGCAGCAGCTTCTGCGGCGGTCGCAGCAGCCATGAGCTCGGCGGCCTTGGCGCGGAGTGCGGCCGGGTCAACAGCAGCCTTGCGCTTGCCCAGGTTCGGGTTCTTCAGGGCAGCCTTGTAGTAGGCGATGCACGATGCCGACGTCTTGGCCGTCGGGAACTGTTCCTTGACCTTGGCCAGGGTGTCGGCAGTGGAGACGCCGGCCATGAGCAGGGACTTGGCGAATTCGCCGATGCCTTGGTTCGGACCGCGCTTGCCCACGGTGCTGTACTTGGAAGCTTCGCCGGTGGCCAGGTTCGTGGCAGTGGCGCCGACCACGCTGGAGCCGTCGGTCACGCCCTCGAAAGGTGCGTCGGTGGAATTGGCTTCGGTGGTTGCGCCGGGGTTGGTTTCGTCAGTCATCTTGTTTCCTTCGATTTGCATGCAGGCGGCACGAGCGGCCGCCAGGTTCTTGAACTCCGATTGGAGCGGGAGGCCCTTGGCCGTAGCCAGGGTGTTGTAATGAGCAATCAACTTTGACATGCTCATGGTCTTCAGGTCTGCTTGGTCCATTGAACTTTCTCCTAGTTAATCTACGTGTGTTCGTGGCGTAGAATTCAATTATAACGCGCCCAGTACTCCCGTGTAAATAGCGGTTTACACTTTATTACACTTTAATTCCCTGGCGCGATTGGCTTCCCGTGTTAGCGGGCGCAAGTTGGTGTAGTGAAAGAGCTTGCGAACCTCATCCACCGTTTTGGCGGTAGCTAGTCGGGTTTCATGATCTACCTCCCATATCGTTCCATAGTTGTCCCATGTCATTCCTTCTGCAAACTGCGCTGCTATGTGGGCCCGCAGTTCCTTGATTGAGATGCCAAGCAATTCTGGGAGCCGCCAGACAGTCCCCCCGTGATCGCTTTTGCCTCGCTTGGCCAGGTGGTACCGCAGCAAGCTCCGCAAACGTTTCTTCTCTGCAAACACCGGGTCTGCATGGTAACGTTCGGTCTGGCGTACTACTTGCGGCGTGGCCATGCTTACTCCTTAAGTTGCACTAATGCCGCAAATACTCTGTCCTGGGTCACGTTCTTCTGTACCAGGACTTTGGATACTACGTGGTCGATGGTTCCTTCCACCGCCAGTATGTAGTTCATCACGGCCTTCGTCTGACCCCTCCGTAGTAGCCGAGCGATAAGCTGGATGTACTCTTCGAGGTTGTAGGTCATGGTGAACCAGCACAGATTGTTCCCCCCAAACTGGAGATTCAATCCAAGTGCTGCAGCAGAAGGCTGGACGAACAGGAGCGGTATCGTCCCTGTGTTCCAAGCCTCCACAGTTGTTGTCAACTGATTCTTTGACATGCCCCCCTTAATGAAGAGGGCCTTTGGGTAGGCGGCTATCAAGCGCTCGAACTCATGCTCGAACTGGTAAGCCACCATTAGGGGGGTGCCGGCTAGTTCCTCGACGAGCTCGTCAAGAGCCTCGATCTTCGCCTTATGCACCTCCACCGACGTCCGTACGGCGCCGGGGAGATAGACAGCACCCCCGGTAAATTGTCTGAGTTTGGACGTCAACACGCCTGCGTTCGCAGCGGTTACCACCCCCGCATCCAGAGCAATGATGAACTCCTGCTCCAGCTCCTTGTACTGCTTGGTAGCTTTCGGGGGGAGTATGACCGGCCTGATCACGTCGATCAAGTCAGGTAGCGCCAGATGCTCCGACGGGTCCATGTACATGCATATGTCACTGATGGTGCCAACCAGCTCGTCGGCCTTCTCATCGGTTATGTAGTACTTGTACTCGTCCCAGGGCTTCTGGTAGAACCACTTGTTCCTGAAGTGGGTGATGTACCGACCCAGCCGCTGGCCTAGATCGAGCACCAGCACCTGGCCAAACAGATCAAGCAACCCGTTTGCCGCTGGCGTGCCTGTCATACCCCAACGGAAGGTGAACGAAGGCAGAAGCGGCTTTAGCAACTTGAACCGCTTGGAGTTGATATGTTTCAGCCTCGTCAACTCGTCGCAGGCCAAGATCTCAAAGCCATGCCCCTTGGCAAGTACTTCCGCCGCCCAGTCGAGGGCGTCGTAGTTGATCACCACCACGTCGTAGCTCGGGTCCAGCAAGATCTGGGCGCGATCGGGACCGCGCGCCAGACCTACTTTCAAGTTCTCGAACTGGTGCCACTTCTTGGGCTCAGTCATCCACGTGGTTAAGGCCACCGTGAGGGGGGCCAATACCAACATGCGGCTACGGGGCCTGAACGTACCCACTGCCATCTTGGCAGCGAGGACGATCGAGGTCTTACCAAACCCAGGAGGGAGGAAGAGCGCGGAACCAATCCGCTGGCTCAACCACTTTACTCCACGGGCCTGATACCCACTGGGCGTCCACACCGGGGATTGAAATCCACTAATATCTCCAGGAACTGGGTATAGTGATCGATCACCTCCACCCGGTGCTGCATTGCTGTCAGCATCTGGTGTATGTGCTTCTGCAGCGGTCGAGGTTCCTCCCCCTCCCGCTTGAACTCGATGAACATCTGGCCCCCCACCGGACTGATCAGTAACCTGTCCGGCCAGCCGCGGCGTTTCTCGAGCTTCAGGAGGATGCACTCCTGCTTCTCTGCTGCTTTCCTGCATTTCTGCTCCAGTTCTATTTCGAGCATGCTAGAACTTGCACTCGCCGCCCTTACTCTTGGAGTAAGCGCACCACTTGCAATCACGCGAGGGGGACTCACTCCAGACCTGCGTCGCATACAGCGCGCCGGCTTCGTCTTCGTACTTCTTGCGAAGAATCTTGAGCTCTGCCGCGGAGTAGTCGCGGGTATAGGTGTCGCTCTGGTCGATGAACCAGAACTCGGCCCGGACCTTCGTCACCTCGGGATGGAGCGCATGTCCCACGATGGCGTAGAGCTCGACCTGGTCCGGTGAGGGGATGCGATACTGGCCGGTCTTCCAGTCGATGACCCGGAGAAGGTCCCCCTCAATGATCTTGGCATCCATCTTGGCACGGAGCCAGGTGCGCTTGTCGAACCAGTCGGGCAGAACAGTCCATTCCTTGCTGATGCCAATGGCTTGTTCAGCGGTGAACTTGCCCTTCTTCAGTTCATCGAAAGCCTCCTTCCATTGCGCCAGGAACTCAGGCAGGTCCGCAATCCAGCCTTGCATGTAGGCCTCGATCGTCTCGTGGACCTCGTTGCCGCGGGCCATTGCCGCGTTGCCAGGAGAGGGAAGCTTCTTGATGTACTGGTAAGCGAACTGCGCCTTGCACTTGCGGGCGGTGTCGAGCTTCGACCAGCCCCACGGTTGGTCGAAGGTTGCAATGATGCTCATGTGGATGCTCCAATGTGATTGGCGATGAACTCTCGTTCGGCTTGCATGGCAGCGAAGTTGAAGCCGCATTCAAGATCAGCCACGACCTTGTATTTGAGGATTTCTTGGAACGAGCCTTCCATGGCACGTTGTATGGCCGGTGAGGGGGCATCCTCCTGCGCGACCAATTGGTCATGCACAGAGAGGACGAGCTCACCGGCGCCCATGTTGTAGTAATCGAGCATTGCTTTCTTGGTCTGGTCAGCTGCAGACCCTTGGATCTTGTAGTTCACCAGCTTGTACTCGAAGGTAACCGGACGCCCGCCGATGATCTTCACATTGGGGTCAGTGAAGTACTTACGGCCGCCGAGGGTCTCGATGGCACCGCGCGCTTTGCCGATGTCAATGGTTTCCTTGCTGAACCGCTTGATCTCAGGCATCGCGGTGAGGTACCGTGCCTTGATGCGCGAGGCGTCAGTCACTGTGATGTCCAGCGACTCTGCAATCCGTGCCACGCCGGCGCCGTAGAGCACCGCAAACCCGAGCGTCTTCGCAACTCGTCGCGTGATGCCTGCGATCTCTGCGGCCACTTGGTGGATGTCCCGCTTGTGGTTCGGGTACTGTATGGACTCAAGCAGTCCCCCACCCGCGAAGTGGGCAAGCAGACGCATCTCTTGCGCCTGGTAGTCAGCCCCACAGAAGACCTTGCCGCTATCGGGGATGATGTACTGCCTGATGTTAGGCAGCGGGAACGGTGGCACGTACTCGCACTTCTCGAGCTGGGCAAGAAGCGCTTCCCACTCGACGGGGATGTTCTGCAGGTTCGGGGAGGATGACAACCGGCCGGTACGCGCGCCAGTCTCTGTGTAGTTGCGGAACTGGTTCCACTTCAGGTAGAGCCGTCCATGGTTCTGGAACTGTACGTTCCAGGGACCAATGAAAGTTCGAACAGAGGTAGCGAGCGCAGATCGGACCAGGAGCATTCCAAGTAGCTGAGGGTCCACACTGCTGATAGCATGCGTAAGTGAGGCCTTAGCCGTAGATCGCTTGCCTGTGGGGGTAGACAGGAAAGCAGCATGTGGATACCGCCGCTGGATAGCGTCTGCGAGGTCGGCGTTACTGTCAATGTCGAAGGCACGACCGAGCTTGCCTTGGATGGTGTCGTCGAGCTCGTCGAGGCGGAAGAAGTAGTCATCGTAGTCCTTGGCAAGGAGCTCGCCGTTCAGGTTGACGCCGCGTTGCTCCATGTCGAAGATCACGGGCATCAGCGCAATCTCTAGCTGTTCTGCGTTCATTTCAGTGCCTCGTAATAGACGTGGAGCTTCTCCGTACGGTCAATGTCGCCGTAGGCATACGCCCCCACAAGATTGCCTGGCGCCTTCATGATGTGGGCGCCCCAGTCGCGACTGTTAGAGGCACAGATGCCATGCGCGATGAGCCATGCCCGTACCGCTTCCTGTTCTTCTGCCGGCATGTTCAGGAGCTTGGCCGCAAGCGGCTTCAGCGACAGTTCCCCATAAGGGTCGTGGAGAAAGGCCTTCAACATGGTGCAGGAGCTACGATGCCATGGAAACTTCAAGTTCCACTTCTTGGTGAGAATCGCAGCGTCGAAGGCGAGGTTGTGAGCAATCCAGACGCAGTCCTCGTCCTTGAGCAGGATTTCAACGGCTTGCCTGATGCTCTCTTCCGAACAGTTGTTCTCTGCCGGATGTCCCCACGCGTGGTAATAGCGCCCGGCGAGTACCGGTTTGCCATCGAGCATGATAGCTAGCCCTCCCGGTGATGGGGGATATTTTGGCATAGCCTCAATCCCTTGGGTCTCAAAGTCGAACACGAGTCTTCGCATCTCATACCTTTCTTTTGGTCTTTTTGCTGGACCCAACGCTTAGGCCCAGTAAAAAGACCCAGGCCCGGAGGCCTAGGTTAAACGACGGGGGAGATAGTTGCAGGCAACACCCGTCGGAGGGGGGATTAGATGACCTCGTTGTAGTTGGCGTCGAAGAGCGCCTTCGGCATCCAGCTGATGTAGTCTTCGTGTTCCGGATGGTTCGGCTCTTCCTCGCCGCTCACGTGCTCGACGAGATACCCTTCGGCATCGGGGTCCTCGTCTTCGCCGATCTCGACCTCGGTGTGGATGCGGTAGTCACCCAGCGTCATCTCGGTGGCTTCCACGATCTCGTGAGACCTGTAGCGGGTCGGCTCGGGCTTTGCTTTGACTTCAGACATGTTGTGTTCCTTGGTAGTTAAGATGGTGGACAGTTTTCTCGGCATATCCAGGCTCAAGCCACTCGGTTTGTAGATCTACGGGCGTGTGGCAGATTCCGTATCAGTCCAGCTGCGGGTACGGTTGAAGCGCGAGCTCCATGGCGTCTTCCTGCTTCTTCAGCAGGGTGAGGCGATCGAGGTCAGCCGTGTGCTCCTTGATCTCGAGGTGGACCTTGAAGAAGGACTTCTTGTCTTCGGTCACCGACAGGATGCCGATGAACTCGCCGCTCATGTGACCAGAACTGGCGCAACGCCCGATGTAGTTCTGGATGGCGCTCAGACTCGTCACAGGCACCTTCGCCGTATACAGCGCGGCGCTGGCCAGATCTGCCGTTGCGGGGGCCACGATCACTCTGGCGCCTTCGCGGCATGCCTTGCCCTTGCCCGGAACGTTGCTGCCAGGACGAGGAGGCGCGGTGCCCCACTTGTTCTTGGCGCAGTCCTTGCACGTCTGGCCCGCTTCGGTGTCAACCTGCGGGTTCGATGCCTCCGGGTGGGGGGACATGCTGTCCAGCGCGTAGCACGCCGGCACTTGTGCGTTGTCGGCGTCGTAGGGACCGTCGTACCAGGCGCGCTCGGGGATAGCAGCGAGCACCCGCACGGTGGCCTGGTTGTTCGGAACCGACTGTCCATCGATCTTCAAGTTTGCATTCTTGAAGGTGATGAAGGCGCCGGACGTCCGCAGCGACTGTGCTGCTTTCGCTTGTGCGGCCAACTGCGCTTGCACACGCGCATTGATGACCTCAGTACTTTCAATCTCATTTGCCATGATCTCTCCTGTTGAACAATGACCTTACCTTGAAGCCTTAGTAAGGGAAATATCAACGTCCTCGACTTTGCTCACGCCGGGAACGATGATGCCGTCTTCGCTACGAGCTCGCCAAGCCGTAACGCTGATGCGCTTCTGCAGCAGGTCAAACTCGCCTGTCTGCTGGATGTGGATGTGGAAGGTGTCCCAGTCTTCGACAAGGGGGACTGCCGACACCTGAATGCTGGCCGTTGCCACGGTGCCAGACGCTTTCTTGAGATTGTTGGCCGCGAGCCACTCGAAGATCTCGTTGCGCATTGCCAGCTCGTCGGCCTTCATGGCTTTGACCTGTCGCTCGATCATGAGCCTCGACTCACGCATGCCGTACAGGTTGTTGATGGCCTGACCAATGTCGTTGATCATTCCCGCTCCTCCCGGACATGCAGCATCAGCATGGAGGGGTAGAAGAAGCGCGCAGGCAGTTCATTCCCCTCGGCCTTGTTGGGCTGCACATGCACCTCGGCGAGGTCCGGCGGCTGAATCATCTTGAATGATTCCATGAGCCAGACATTGCCCTTGACATCCCGGACTGGGTCACCGGGCCTGACCGGTGTTCCCACCGTGTTTACTAAGACAAACATCTTTGTTCCTTGTACTTTGTCTATGACCATGAACGATTTCGTGGGCATGTGTAATTATAGCGCACCAGTTGTCGCCGTGTAAAGTCCTGTTACACCCTGTTGCATCTAAACGTAGGTGTACTGTGGATTGGCGATGGATACCCAGGCCACATGGAGGTCCAGGTAGTCAACCAGGTTCTGCACAGCTTCCTCTTCTGTAGGACCATAGCCGATGCAGTCCCCTGGCTCGTACGACTCCAACGTGGCAGCGTACGCAAGGTGTGGGAACAGGATACCACCACCCGTCTGGCAGGTGATGATACGTTCCTGGCCGTTGCCAAGGCTCATTGGACCCTCCCTCTGTACATGGGGATGATAGGCATGCCGGCGCCTTCCGTTTCTTCCTTGGTGGCGACAGTGATGCAGAACTGCGGACCAGCCTCGGTCATGATAGTCCCCTCAAGGAGCATCTTGCCAGCGACGGCGTCCAGGTCTTCTTGTGTGAAGGAGACCGGCTGGCCCTCGTTCCACATGACCACGACCGCTAACAGAGACCGGCAGAAGTTCGGGTCCGACAGCATGGACGTGGGTTTGTCGCGTGTCACCGGGTTTGGTTCGTTCTTGATCTGGTCGGTCATAGCAGGAATCCTTGAAAGGTTGCGAAGCGAGGGGCATCGACGATGCCGTACTCGAAGTACTTGTACTTGATAGTCCTCCCCACAATCGTTGAGGGGGCAGACCAGAACATGATCTTCTCGTTGGCAGTCATCTTGCCGGGCGAGATGCGTAGCGCCTGGCCTGTCTTGGTGTCCGTAGCCAGGATAGTCCCCACACGGCCGGCAGGCGCCATGTTCTCCTGCCTTGTGCTACGTGCTGCGTACCCGAGTGGGTTGGCTTCCAGCGCGTTGTTGTTCGTCTTGCCTTCTTCGATGCCAGTGATGATGGCCTCGCCGTCTTTGAACCGCTTGATGCGCAGCAGTATCTGTTCGTTCAACGTGCTGCGCCCTTGCTTGTAGGGGCCGTCGTGCCTGCGAATCATCACCCCCTCGTATCCTGCTGCAAGGACATTGCGCTCGAACTCGGCGAGTTCACTGAGCGTGTGGAGCAGGTTCTGCGGCAGTATCTTGATGAACGGCCTCTTCGGAAACTCGTGGAGCGAGACCAGGCGTTGATGGTACCCGGCCAGTGGCATCTTGTGGTTGTCGAAGACCCAATAGGTGAAGTCCGGCATGCCATCGGCTGCTCGGACGCCTGAACTGGTGCGGTTAAACACCCCGTCGCCTGCGGGGGCGCCTACGACTAGTTCGCCGTCGAGCCCGTTGAAGCATGGCTGGCCGATGCACATCTGGATGTACCGGTTCGGGATGATCTTGCCGTTCCGTGAGAGTGCAATGCCATCGTCAATGGCACAACGGAAGCCATCCACCTTCGCGGATGCGACTACTGGAAATCTGACGACTGACAGGTCGTCGACGGTGCAGGCCAGTAGGGGCCTGACTGTTCTATCATTCATGACTATTTACCTTTGACTATGTAACAAGTGAACATTACTTGATCGTTGGTGATATGCCCGGTGTACATCTCCTTCTGTCCTGGTTTGAAGTCTAACTGTGACCCACGCTTCCGAGTCTTCTCGAAGATGTAGGGGAAGATCGGTGAAGCCGCTAGCTCGATGAGCTTGCGACCAACCATATTTGTGAACCCGACGTTCCCTGCCTGACCCATGCGAGCTGCGATGAACTGCGCAGTCACTACCATCTCAGCGGAACCAATAAGCCGCGAAGGATCGTTGCTATCGATCATGATACGGATAGATTCGGTCATCGTGTCTGTGCGGTAGTGCTCCACGTTCAGCAGCTCATTGACTTGCACCACATGCTTATGCTCGTCCTTTAACTGTTGTGGCATGTCGTCCATGGTCAGACGCAGGTCGTACCATGGGCCCTGCTTGATCGCATCGTACTTTGCCACGACCTCAGCCAGCAGTTGTAGCTTGATCGGGTACGGCAAGCGCGTGATCTTGGTCGTATTCAGATACAAGAAACGCCTTGAACCGGTGTAATCAGTGAGCTGATCGGTGCGGTTCGTTGTGCCTACGAAGATATAGCCCCGCGGCGAAGTGGTATTTGTCTTTGCGTAGGCGACACGGTATTCATCGAACCTGTCTGTCAGGAACTGCTTGAGCCTGTCGCTACTGGTCTTGCGACTCTCGAAGATCACCCCCTCACCGAGGTCGACAACCAAAGCAGCAACCAGCGTTTGCTTGAACGTTCTGTCATCGCCCATCGAACCAGGTAGGTCCGTAATAGATTTGTAGAACGGGAACTTGTCAATCATGGCAAGCTCTTCAAAGAAGGTGGTCTTGCCGATGCCCTGCGGTCCGTTCAAGATCGTGACTGTGTCAACCTTGCAGCCAGGTTCCAGGATGCGCATGACCAAGCCAGTAATGAGCAAGCGGCCCCATTCGTCTGCCAGCTTAGGGATAGGTGACTCGAAGTACTGGCTACCCCAGGTCTCGAGACGCTCGACGCCATCCCATTGGAGTCGGTCCTTGATCATGTCGCGGACGAGGTCAGTCTCGTTCTGCTTGCCCGAGATGAAGTGTGTAAATGCGCCGTTGACAGCGCCAGCTCCGTAACGGGGGGAGATGTCGCCTTGCAGATGCTCGAGTGCTTGCAACCCGAGCTTAGACATGTCAATGGGTTGTGCGTGCGAGTCGATGAACCCAAGTCGCTTGTCCTTGCGCAGGCCCTGGGACTTGAAGTGGTACTCAAGGAGCTTCAGGGCATTCAACTCGTTCAAGATCAATGCGCCATCTGCATTCAGACTGCATCCCAATTGCTGGTACAGCAACGTACGGTTGATTGAGAGTCGGTCGTAGTCGATGGACTCCAAGTAGGCGGGCACTGCCTTCGGGTCCTGATAGATCCAGTCGTCGACCCCCTTCCACTCGGATGGAGGCCTGAACAGGTACATCGTAGCATTCAGTTGCTCGATGCACGCTCGGAGTGTCAAGGCTGCCCGACCGACGTTCTTGTTGTCAATCACGTCGCCGTCAAGAATCAGATGCACCCTCCGTCCGGGAGTGCACAGCATCTGGAGTCGCTCAATGAGCCGGTAGCTCTCGGTATCTTTGTTCTTGATCACTGCATTCCAGCAACCACCGATACCGACGACGCTCTTCACGTCCCAGTTCTTGTATACCGCCGCCGCCTTTTTCTCCCCCTCAACGACATACAGCGTATCTTCGAAGAGATTGTCAAACTCGAGACCCGGAGGTATCCAGATGTCGGGCGTGACATTAGTGGCGGAGATGTACTTGTTTTCCTCGCGGTCGATGCGGGCGCGCCAGAGCCTGTCGTTACCCTGATACGGGATGACGTAGGCAGCGGCGTCATACTTGGATGACGCGATTGGATACGCTCCAAGATCTGAGGGGGAGAGCCCTGATCGGT